TGGTTAGATTTTCAACAACACCTATATTGTATGGAGTTTCCTGTGTAAGGTTAAATTTTTCATCATCAGCTTCAATAAAATTAAATTTTCCACTTACATATTCAGTTGCTGTTATTGAGTATAAATTATCTTCTTGTGGCATAACCTTTATAACTCTATAAGTCTGTGAATCTTGGTTTTCTAAATCAATATTAACAAAAGATCCAGTTCTTATTAAATTCATTGTTTGACCAGATGTATTTGTGAAATTTAATTTGATTGCGTTATCACCACTCGCTACCGCAGAAGATATTTGCATTCTGTCTACTTGTTGTGCGTCCATACCACTCAAACGAGCATTTGTAACGAATCCTCCTTTTTTGATTTCATCATACATGTCGTTTTTTCCAGTTTGTCCACTGGGTGCATAAACAAAAGCATTATTTCCTATTTTATTTATGTCTAGTGTGTTTTCTATAGCGATTGACGGATCATTTGCATTAACCTCCAAAACTTTAGCGTAATCAATTTCAAACTTTCTTAGCTCGTCTGAAATTTCTATGATGTCTCCCACATTTACTAACAAACTTTCCAAGCTAGATTGGAATTCAACAATCTCTCTCTCTAATTTATTTGAATACAGAACGTATTTTGCCAATCTCCTAGCTTGACCCCTACTTGTTGAACCTCTTGCGTTCATACTTCTGATTAATTTTCCATCTTTTCTAATTCCATCTTCATCTTCAACAACTTCCGTTTTAATTTTGTAGCTATCATTTTTGTCTTGGAATTCAACAGTAACACAATTAAAATTAGAGGCTTTGTTTACGTCTTGATAATTAAAAATTCCGTCAAAAACATTTCCATTATTAAAAAAGGCTGTTGGTTCTGTCGGCTTATCGGAATAAAAATCTAAAACTCCATTAGACCAAAATGGATTGCCATTAAATATTGAGCATATTTGAGTGAGAACTTCGTAAGCGTTGTCCGCTTGATTAATCAATATATTAGCGGAGTACCTTGGTTCTAATCCACCCAATCCGTCTGGCAAACCAACAAAAACACCATTGTTATCTACCGCATCACAATATCTACCTATTTTATATAAATTAAAAATATTTATATCTTCTTTTTCATCTATAAAATTACCTATTCCGTAACGGGTGTTGGTCATTAAGTCGTACAAAATCCAAGCTGGGTTATCGCTCCAAGCTAATTTAAATGAACCGTCCCAATCTCCATCGTATATAACCGCGTCATTATTGTAATCAGACGCTTTGGCATAAAATCTTTTATCAACTCCATTATTTAATAATGGTTCATAGTTAGAAGGTACAAGAATTTTTTTTAGTTTTGTGTTGAAAGTTCTTTTAGGTAGGTCATTAAAATTTCTAGCATCTAATTGAGTTCTAACTAAAGCTGAGTTTGGATAAGTGAAATTACAATTTACATATTCTATCATTGAATATATATCAATATCTCTAGATATGTTTGTTGATATGGTTTCAAAATCTAGTTTCCGTACACTTACAAATCTTTTATGTTTTTGTTGTAAACTTTGGATAGTATCATTTGGAAAGGAATCTAAAATATCTTCGTATTTTGGCAAAAGTATAATTTCACTGGAGGCTGAATAAACCTGTTCGACTATACCCTCAAATGATATTCTTTTTGATGCTGGTGGAAAAATATCTGAACTAACACCATCAAATCCAACAGTAATTTCAAGATTAACTGGTAATTTATCGTACCCAACTCTTGGCCCAGTTGGATCATCACTGAATTGATGTTTTGAATATAATGATCTTATATTAAAAATTCCTTGAACCCTATCAACTTCACTTCTGGTTATTAAATGCGTTACGCCAATTTCATCTCTAGGTATAAATGCGTTAGAGTTCCAGTTTCCAAAATCCAACAAAGATTGGTTACTTGAATTCCATTCATTTGTATCGGTTTCGGTCTTACCGGCGACTCCAGTAATTCTAACATCATGACTGCCTAAAGATGGTAAACTTACTGAACCTGTGTAAACAGGCGTTTCTCGATCAACGTAAGAAAGGGTAACGGCAGAAGATTTATCTACTTCAGCTTGTTTACTTGTGATTTTTAAAAACATTGTTTTATCATCATATTTAGCTCCAGTTGAATAAACTGCATTAGCCATGCGTGCAAAGAAACCAGCATCAGTTAGTCCAGTAACACCTGTAGGTGCGTTTGTGTTTTCTTGAACATCAAATGGGCCTAACAACCGTCTACTAATGACAATTTCATTTTTAGAGTCTTTGACTAAAGGTCTTTGGACTTCTTCTCCCAATACAGCATCAAATGAAACATTAGGATAATTATATGATTCTGGTTCGGTTTCTTCTAATCTAATTTGAATAGGAAAATTATCCCCAGTTGAAGTTATGAACGAATCGTTTTGTACCGGAGGATTTGGGTTTGCTATGTGACTGTAACAAATTCCACCGTTTTCAAGACCAGAAAATACATCATAACCATGTTGAATTCCACTGTTGTATTTAGCTTGTTTAACGCCATGATCATCGCTTGGAAAAAGCATCACTCTTTTTAAACTATCTAATCTTGATTCTTGATTTAGTCCAGATAACGCCACTTGATTCTCGCCTAAATATACTGGCCATAAAACCGAACCCTTAGATCTTTGAGGTCTGTTTTCTCTAATTTCTACATTGTGTGGATACGCTACACTGTTACCAGTTATATTAAATAACTTAAATAAATTCGGATGAAAATATGGAGTACCGCCACCATCTGGATCTACATCCATTTCATATGATATGGACTCACGAATATTTCTGCTAACCCCAGAAAATCCGTCTACATCTTTCATTACATATTTTAAAATATCTTCCTCGTCTTCATAAACTGGAGCGCCACTACCTACTGAAGCTGTTAATTTAAAATTTGGATTTATTTTAGAATCTTCATCATTATCTTCAGCAAATCTATATTTGTTTATGGGAAACACAAAGTAGGCATAATTTTCTAAACTCGCGTAATCTGGCAAAGAATTTAAATAATCTTGTCTAGCAATTGTTAAATTTTTAAAGAACACTCTATCTTTTTTACTCCAACGTTCTATGTTATCATCGGAGTTTGGTTTATCCGCGCCATATGTGACAAAACCAAGAGAAAAACAACCTGGAACATCGTTTGAGGTTTGGGTATAACTTATATCAAAATTTACCCACTGATCCATATTACTTCTAGCATCTAATGTGGCAACAGTTGTTCTATTTGGTCCAAAGTTTGTGGCGGTTGCGTGATTTTCAACATCTTTAATTGTAAAAAACCTTAAACCACTCACGTGTGCGCCACCGGACACATAATAACTTCCAGTTATTCTATAATTTTCTTGTGGGGCTACTCCCAAAACACCAGTGGTATCTGTTCTTGCATTGTAAGGAACTTCATAATATCCAGGATTATGTTTTCTTTTTCTTGGACCATCAGAATCAACTTCGGCATTTGTTCTTTTATTTCTTTGATTAGTATTAAAAAAATCTATAATAGAATAACTTCCATCATGATTGTCTGTATCATAAGCAAATCCTCTAACTTCAAGAATTTTATCGGAAGCATTAAATTGTGAGTTTGAACTTATATCACTTGCTGATAAATTATTTCCAGTTATTAGCCAGCCATCAAATCTACTTAGATCGTGTTCTTGTTTTTGTTTGAATATATAACCTTTTGCCTCTTTTTGATTTGGTAATTGATCTATCAATGCGTATATCCCAGATAGGTGTGGTTCTAATAATCCATCTGGTTGATCCCAACCAATACTTCCCCCATACATTGGAGGCGAATAAGGTGAATCGCCGGGTATTCTGGGACCAACACTTTGTGCTGTATCCCATGTGTCTGAAAAAAATATAGCTTGTAAGGCATAACCGGTTTGGAATTTTTCGCCAATCGTTTCACTTGCAGCGGCACCTGGAATGATTCTAGGGTCATCGTTGTAATAACCTTGCAAAACATTTAAAAAAGATCTAGTACAAAAAGAAGTTGAAATATTTCCGTTTGCTACATTTAGACCGTTTCCATAAGACATCGCACCTTGATACTTTAAGGGTCTAAAAACCGAATAATAATTATCACTTGGATAACGAAAATCTCTTCGTTTACTAATTTGATCTTGTCCATAAAAAGCCTGTGACCCATAAATAGCTCTCCTATAACCTCCTCCCGAAGCATTTAAAAATCCTGTTGGTTGACTTATTCCAATATCTGTTATTCTAATATCTTCCCCAGTGGGCTTGCCTGGATTACATGCCATAAATAATGCGTATGGCCCGTTGTCATCTTCATTAAGAGCTTTATTAATTGTTGTTTTATAAGCAAATGCTGGAAATCTCCTTCGCTTGGATGGGTCCGGTTCTTTTGGGCTTGGACCATTTAACATTTCAAAAGGGCTAGGTATTGGATGTCTTCTTCCGCTAACACCTATACCAGTGCTAATATAAGCTCTATGATCCATTAAATATCTTTTTACTCCTGTCGTATAATCTACTTGACAAGCTTTTAAATTATCTAATTTTAAATCCTTATATCTAACTCTTTTAGATACCTTATCAACAATCGGTATATCGTTTAAATATGTAGCTTCTAATAAAGAACAAGATTCTCCCGCTTCATTAAAATAACCTTGTATCGGCCCATCAGACAGCAATTCTAAAGATTCTAATTTTGCAGATCCAAGTAAAAGATCAGCCGAAAATGGAGGACTTAATTGACTAAGGGTATCACTAATAGCATCAGCGTTACCTTGTAATTCATTTTGCCTTCTTTCCGCCCTTTTTTGCTCTTCATCACCGTGTCCCACGATGGAGTATTTCTTAGATTTCTTTAACTTAGATTTTATGTAATCTTTCATTAGTACCCCCTTATGTAATTAGATACCGAGGAACCGAATGATTCTTGTATTTTTAAAAGAGCCTCTGTTTTTGCGGTTTCATAATGAGTGTTTTGTCTATCAACAGACAAATCAAAATTAGATAGTGTTGTTCCAACAACTAGTGATCCAACCCTAAGTCTTCCATAACCTATGGGAATGGGTTTTCCTTGTGTCGAAATATTTTGTGGGTTTTGAAATAAAAATGATGCATTTTTGATACCAGACCTAATTCCCGCTTCGTCTGGTTCATTTTCTGGAATCGGTGTTAGCAAATATGCAATACCAGCTAAAATCAAACCAACACCAAGAGAAAACAATATACCCCCAACTAATGTTGTTACGCCCATCGCGATACCAGCATAAGCTAAAGCACCACCTATAACAATTAAAATTGTGATTGGATCTTGTCCAATAATTGATGGTGCTATTTCTACTACTTTGGGTGATTTTTTTTCGCTTAAACCGTATGCAGTTCCCGTTTCACCATCTAAAATCATTTCATAATTCATACCCTCTTTTGTTTGGCTTACAATGTATCTTTTAAACCCAGGGTATATCGTTTCCATTGCATTGACTACATCAGAAGATTTATGTATATTTGCAAAAGAAAACTCTTTTCCATAAATTTTTGCTAATTTACCATGTAGTATTATTTTTGTCATTACATTAATATCCTCCCCCAACAGTGTCACTACTTGATCCTCCACCTCCTACACCAGCACTAGTATTAGATGATGAAAATTTACTTGAGTTTGAGGACAAATCAATTGGTTCAACAATAGATTGTATTATTTTGCTTCCTACTCTTAAAGCTCCATAACCAATTGGCACAGCAGTATATTGTTCCGTTATGTTTTCTCTATTAGCAAACATGAAAGATGCTGGAGCAATTCTTGCTATAGCTCCCTTGGGTTCTTCTTCTGGTATGGGTGTTAACAAGTATTGTATGCCAGCCATTACCACAGCTATAGCAAATTGTACTAAAGCTTGAACAACAATTTGTGCATTTCCACATATTACGGGTACAATATCTATTCGTTTTATTTCTCTACTTTGTATAAGTTCGCATTTTTTTTCTAAAGATTTTCCATCGACCATTAATTCATAGTGCATATTTTTTTGAGCACTCTCAGTCATATATTTTATAAAACCTGGATTGTTTGCATCTATAGCTTTAATCGCATCCGTAGGTTTATATATATTATAAAACCTATAATGTGATTTAAAAAGATTTGCGGCTAAACCATGTAAAACTACTTCAGTCATTTTATTTGTTCTTTTAGTTTTTCTATATTTTCTTTGGTGGCGTCAGAATGCTCTGGCTCATGAAGGTTAAAAGTATTTTTTTCAATAGAGTATATTAAAAATGGGTAACAAATTAAATCAGATGTTTTTAGATCAAAATCAGACGGCTCAGATCCTCCTCTTATATGAGAATGATAAACAGCTACTATGTTGTTTTGTTTTTTTACAAACAAAAATTCTTTAGCAGGAATATAAAACTCTTCATCTGGTTTGGGAGAATAATTTTTCATTGGAATGATATCCAACTCTCCCTCCTTTTCTACAACAAAACCGCAGATTTCTCTTTTTATATCTTTTTCACATTCTATTTCTATTTTTCTTTTTATCATCTTAATAACTATAACTTTCTGTTCCTGGAAATCCTCCATATGGCAAATTTTTGTTTGCGTTAACTCCACCCCAATCATTATTAGCAAATCTTAGTTTACAACCTTGAAGTTTTTTAGAACAAGCATCTTTAATCCATAAATCTGTTCTTTTATTTGGTGGTTCGCTTGCTCTTGCTGTATGACCAGATTTACAAATATAATAAACAGGGTGTTGTTGATAATAGTTTGCAGTTAAACCTTGACCAGAGAGAACTCGATTACTGTATGTAAAAACGTAGTCTCCAGTATTGTAAGTTCTATCATCTCCACCGGCAGTTTGATTGCCGCTCCAAAGACCTTTTGCTGTAATTATATTGTCAACACTACTATCTTCATAAGTTGAAACAGTTACACTTGATGAAGGATTAAATAAATCTCGATTAATTCCGTAAGTTGTTCCAGCTCCAGTTATAAATAGTTGATCATTTACTGTTGCTACTGGTCTGTCATGTTTTTCTTGAGTTGTTCCATAGCCATATCTGCAACCGTAACCACGATATATGAAAGGACAATATCTCGCTGAAATTCTTCTTGCTGGTATTTCAACATTCTCTAACTCCAAACTTGACACCAATTCAAATTCTACAGATAATTTATTTTCGCTCACTTTTCTAGCTATAAAATATTTATCATCTGGCATTTTAGCATTTGGATTTGCCGTGCCGAAAGGATTTGACCCACCAGGAAAATTAGCGTCATCTAAAAATTTAGCAAAAGTTCTTTTTCTAACTACCTTTGCGCCATTTAAATTATTATATTTTCTCAATAATGAAGAGACATAAAGTCCCGCGTTCGATACTCTAATCCTAGGTCTTGGTAGTCTTTGATCTCCTAAAATCTCAAAACCATCTGATTCTACAGGAATCGGCAAATATTCCTGTCCATTGAATATAATTTTGCCAGCAACACCATTTGTTCCACCATGAAAGTTAATTTGTGCTTGACTATCGTTCTGGTAATCGTAGTATAAAGTATATAGTTCAATTAAAGCGGTTGGCTCTACATCGAATATAGCTCTAGCGAAATCTTGATTTATGCCTTTTCCCATGTACTATATTACACCGAAAATGAAAAAATACAAACAATTAAAAGAGACATCTATTAGACCGTATAAACCTAGCGATTTTAAAAAGGTTTTTAAAATTTTTGTTGAGTTTCAAAAAGACGCCAAGGTAGGAACTTATCATAATATCACAAAGGGTCACGGGGAAGTTTTTATTGTGGCTTTTTTGGCGGAAGAGTTAAAAAAATTGATACGAAGAAGTAAACACAATTGGGTTGCCATAGACACTGAAACAGGGGAAATATGGGGCTTTGGTTGCCTCACTGAGGGCACCATGAAGCCAAATTCACTAGATTTACAGGTAGTTTTTAAAGACCCTAACTATATTTTTAACAGAATAATGAAAACGACCCTTGTACTATTTTTAAAGAAAGTTGCAAATGGCAAAAGAGTTTTTGCAGCTCTTGGGCAAAGAGAAAAATTTCAAAAATATCTTGACTTTGTGAAAAAAATCTTTAAAGTTAAAGTTCACGGTCAAGATGGTTTTGGCAAAGTAATAATAGAATTTTTATGATATGGAAGAACTTTTTAAAGAATTAGATGGTCTACTAGACAATTTTAAGTATATAGTTAATAGATATGAGTTTGTGCCACACAAATACAGTATGGAAGATAAGACTTCAGAGCAAGCACTTTTGGACATACAAAAAAATGGCGACTTAACAAAAGCTAACAACATAAAACACAATGATAATAGAATAATATTAGATAACACTGCTTTATATCCTTTCAATGTAAGAGAAATGGTGGAAAAAGCAACGGGTGTTCAAAGAAGATACTCTGGATTTTTTTGGTATCCTTGTGATGGTTTTTGTGGCTGGCATACAAATAATAATTGCGAGGGTGAAAGAATTTATTTTGCTTGGGCGGCTGAAGATAATAAAAGTTTTTTTAGATA